TTATCGTTAAAGCCATATTTCTTTTTCAAATTGTCGTAGAGTGTAGTATCATCTGCTCCTGATGTTACAATTCTGTTAAGTTCTGTCTTATCCTGGTCGTCCAAAAGGTTATAGTTATGCTCCTGCTTTAGCTCCATGTACTTCTGGTTATAGTTCTTCTGGAAGTCCAGTGCCAAGTCCTGCTGCTCGCTCTGTGACTTTGAATTATCAAACTTATTCTCATATTCATCATACAATGCCTTGTAATCTTCGTAATTATCCTGAATGGTTGTTTTTGCGTATTTATCAAGGTATTCTATCTGATTATTTCTTTCTTCACTGTTCTGTTCCCACTGTTTTACCTTTTTATCAAGATTAAGCAGATTGTTTCTTGCTGTGCTTACGTCCATGTGGTTTGAGTTTGTGTTTTTCTCATATCCACGCTGTTCGCTGTAGAATCCCTTGTTGTTGTCTTCCATCCAAGTTAAAAATCCCTGTGCGGTCGGTTTTTCGCCTCCTGACAGACTGCTAATATATTCCTTACCTGATGGGTACTTGTCAATGGTTTCCTGTAACTGCTGTTCATATTCATTTGTCTTTAACTTATTAATGTAGTCAGATTTATCCTTATATGACATTCCATCTACAGACTGCTTCCATACTTCGGTATTTGTTTTTCCGTATTTTGCATAGTCTCCATACTGGTTAATGATGTCATTATACTTGTCAATCTCTGCTGCTCTCTTCCATCCTTCCGAATTTTCGTGATTTCTCTTAAGGCTTTCCTTTGCATATCTTCCATGAGCACTGTTATCATTCTGCATCTTCATATACTGCTTATATGCTCTGCTGCCTTCGTCGTCTCCTGTGTCAAGTTCCTTAATTCTACTCTTAGCAGTCTCAACAGCATTTTTATAATCATTGTCTGTTGCCTTTTCGCTCTTAATTCCTTCCAATATCTGATTGTATATTTCTGGCTTTCCCTCTCTCTTATACTGTGCCTGTTTATCGTTTAATTCATCAAATGACAAGTTTCTGTTTTGGTTATATATGTTGTAATTGATTTTTTGGAATTTATTCGGTGTTTTATTGTTCTGTGTAATTGTAGGTGTTACATCCGAAAAAGCTTCTTTGATGGTAGTTTCCGGGGATAATACACTATCCAAGTGTGAATTAACCTTGTTAAGATAATTTGTAGCCAAATCAATGTTCTTAACCATCTTCTTGTTTCCTTCATTGGCATACATCTGTCTCATTCTCTGTGCCTGCTTAAGAAGATTGGCTGACTGTATGCGCTGTTTACCAATGTTTCCATTTCCGCCACCATTATTTAATGTATCTGTTATGTTCTTCCCAACAGTAGAAGCAGAGGCGAAAAATTCATTCGCCTCAATAACTCTGTTTCTTTTTTCTGCTTCCCTGTACTGCTCTAATGATATTCCTGCCATTTGTTTCTCCTATTTCTTCTTATTTTTGTTCTTACTCGTGTTTTTATTCTCATTACTTCCGTAAGTCTTCTTTATTCCGTTATTTATTGCATCCGCTAAGTATGTTTTGTATTTACCGTAGGTTATATCTTCCTTCTTATTGTTTTTTTTATTTTCTTTTTTCTTGTCAGCTTTCCATTTGTACCAACTTTTCAATTTATCTGTTCCATATAATCCATATGAGGCCATCAGTCCTTTTGCTGTTTCATATTTTCCTGCTGCTGAACCTGCTTCAGATGCTGTTGGTAATTTTGTAGTCGGCTTAGCATACGTCGGCTTAGCATAAGTTGAATTAATGGATGTATTTGTACTGTTACTATAGCTGTTTGTGTTTGAAGTCTCGCTTGATGTTTGACTTGATGTGTCTGTCTGTTTTGAATGGGACACTGCGTTTCTGTTCCACTCATTGTTATATTTATCGCTATAGTAACTTCTGTCATTTGAATAACGCTGGTATGCTTCACTGTCCAATCCCTGGTACAAACTAGCCTTGTTATACAAATTCTGTGTTTCCGTGTCATAATTACTTCTTGCCTGCTGATACAGTGTAGGTACAATGTCGTTTAACTGCTGCAGATATGAGTTATATGCCTGTTGTCCTGCTGTTACTGCATAACTATTACCATAGCCCCCTGAAAGTGTTGCAGCACTTCCCACTGTGTCCTGCATTGCCTGTTGTCCTAATGCCTTGTATTTGTTTGCGTATTGCTGATACAACGCATCCTCGTTTAAGTCATATTCAAATTTTTTTCTGTTGTTAATCTGACCCAGTGTGCTGTTAAGCTGATGATCATACGGACTATTAAATCTTTTTTCTGCTTTTTTTAATGCGTTCTTTGTTCCATTAGACACATAGCTTGTGTTCCAGCTTAGTCCGTTACTATTCGATACACTGTTACTGTAGCTGTTTGATGTGCTTGTCTGATTTTGCACGTCTGTCTGATTGGTTGTCTGCTTTGTCTGCCCCGTAAGGTATTTCTTTTTAATTATTCCCGCCAATTACTTTTCCTCCTTAATGTTTAATCTGCTCTTAATTGAATCCGTCATGTTATCCTCGTCCAGTGCCGTAAACATGTATCTTAACTGTGAATGTAAATTACAGATGTACGAATTAAGAGCACTTACATCCCTTGCATTATCTCCGGTTAATCCCGGTGGTTCTTCCATCTTAAAAGTTGCCATGTCTTACATCACTCCCTTCATACACACTTCTCTGAATGTTATGGATAAGGCATTTGCCCTTTCCTTCAAATCTTAATCTGAACTTTTCACACCTGCATGGTCTGAATGGCACGCTTACTGCTCCCTCGCCTTTTCTTCCTTCGTGTGTAAAAACTTCCTGCCACTCACTGTCATTGTCATACTGAACCTTAACAGTAAGAAAAGCTCTTTCCTGCAATTCATATCTGATTCCAAGTCTCTGAATGTATTTGGCATTAACACTTCCTTTTTCAATTGGTCCTGTCTCTGCGTACCATTCAAGCCCTCTGTTGTATATAATCAAATTACCTACTGCAACATTCTCTTCTATTTCCATCTTCTTTGTGGCTGACGGCAGTTTCTTTGTAATGTCTTCAAGTCCGTCAATTCTGTACACCATTGAATCAGTTCTCCTAACTCCACACACTGTTGCTCCAAACTTGAAGAAAAAGTCCGGTCTGAAATCATCCTCTATGTGCCACATTCCCTTGTCACTGTCATATACAAACAGACGTGGTTTATCATTTTCCAACATTGACACAAAATACTTGCTGTCGCTTGCTGAAGCTACTGCATTCTTAAATTTCTTTTTCCCAAGTTCTTCTGATATGGTTGTTACATTACTGCCATCAAATCTCACTATTCCTTTTCGTGCTTTATAATACATTGCTCCATTAAGATAAATTATGGATTCCGAGCTTCCCTTTTCTATTCCCTGAGAAAATATCTCGCTGACCTGATAATTTGATGGTTTTGAGCCATACATAATGATGATTAAATCTTCCTTGAAGAAATACGGTGTTCCCTTATATGTGCAACATCCAGTGAACTCTCCATCACTGCCAATGGTTACTGCATACGAATCTGTGGATATTCCTGCATAGGAATACCAGTTTGTTGGGTCACCCTGTTTACACGCATATATTTCATGTGCGCTGTTAGAACATCCCCATATACGGTTATCTGCTACTGTCAGGTAATCCATGTTTGGCATTTCCCTTTTTAATGTTGCGACCTTGAAACCTTTTGCTTTTCCGTCATTTGGCATACTGTACAAAAATGTGGCATAATTTAAACACGTCTGTAACTTAACACCTTCATCTGCGTCACTTGTAGCAGAATCTGAGTAGTAAGCTATTGAGTAGTCTTTTTCCTTCATTACATATTCCAAAAAATCTATTCCCGTGTTAGAAAATACAAATCCAACATCATTGTTTTTTCTTAACACCTTTTCAACCTTTATTGGAGTTGCAAACTTCTGGTAAAAGTCGTAAGTGTTATTGGACGTATCTCCCTTCTTTAATACTGTTCCTGCCAAATTTGAAACCTCTATCTTTACAAAATCCCCTTCTTTTATAGAATCTGCTATTTTTTTTGCTTCATCTGCTGTTTTCATCTGTATGTAGTATGTCAAATATAAATTCGGGCTAGTCCACATTCCTGTGCTGTCGTTGTAATATTCAATCGCAATCTTATGTTCAGAAGTAATCGGACAGAATCCCAGTTTATATTTACCACCCCAAGATGCAACATATGCCCTTATTGAACTCTTTGCACCTGCAACCGCATTAACTGTGCTGACAAAATCCGGATATATTACTTTGTTTGCATCTATAAATGCCTTGACTTTTTCATTTGCATCCTGTTTTGATGTTGGTATTTGAGACGCATTCATTTCCATTACTACATATGGATTCCCATACTCATCCGACAGATAAATTCTACTTTTCTTTGCATCACTTGTTTCTACATTTTCTGTTGATATGTCAATTTTCTTTTTATACTCCATATTAGACACTTTTCCGTCCTTGGTGTTGTACATTATCTTATCAGGCATTATTACAATGTATGCCCCGTAACCTAACAGTTTCTTTTTACTGTTGGCAACTGTAAGTCCGTTTATGGCTGTTCCGTTCTTATACATCTTTGTGCCGACTACTGTATAAAGTGTTCCATTAACAGTTATTGCTCCGTTAAAGTTGCCTGAAAGTTTATACTGTTCTCTTATTTTTCTCTGCCCCAATGCCGGGTAATAATCTGATGTCATGTTTTTCATGTCCTTAAAATATCCTTCCGGGATATACACATTGTCATTGATTCCATTAAATGCATCAAGATTAACTGTTCCTGCCTTTATTGGCTGTAATTCAGGTAATTTCATTCTTTCCTCCTACACTTCAAAATTTCCATGCCATATTGGCATGTGTGTTCTGTGATAATGGTTTTCAAATTCCTGATAGCTTGCGTTAAACAATGCCATGTGATTACTGTATCTGTCATACTCTCCATTACTCTTGTCTATCTGTGCTTCTATGTAATACAAGTACACATCAGTGTATGGGCCATATGCGTACAGTTTGTTTTCTTCCTTTTCGTCAGGGTCTTCGTGTGTGTCTATGATGTCCTGCTTTATCATTTCTTCCACTTCATCAATCCACTTAACCTTGTCCTGTCTGTCAAAGGTGTTCTGGTACATTGAATCTACCTGTGCTATCACCTCTTCTATTGTTATCTTCCTCATATCTTTCTCCTTAACTACAAAAGGCGAATGACATTAAGCCATCCGCCTCCTTCTTATGATTTATTCAAAGCTGATTTTAGTTTGATGTGTTCTCTTCAATAAACTCTGCTGCTTCATCCTTTGCAAGTTCACTGCAAAGATATACTTCATACAGATATTTAGGAATTTCAACTTCAACTCCTCTCTGAATCTGCCAAGCCTTACCGTTTACTATGAGTACAATGTCCTTGTCTGCATCCTTTCCTCTAAGGGCCGGGAAACGGACACTTATCATTTCAACATCATTATCATCATCTTTTAAGAAAGCTTCTGCTTCCTTTTCTGATGCCTTTTCCGCTTCTGCTGCTGCTTTCAAAAGTTCTTCTGTCTTTAACTTAGAGTCTTCTGCTTCCTGCTTTGCAGCTTCCTTTTCCTTTAAGGCTTCCGCCTTTTCAATTTCTGCCTGCTGTGCTTTCTGCTCTGCTGCATCCCTTGCAGCTAAAGCATCAGCTAATTCCTGTTCTAACTGTTCCTTTGT